TGAATTTAGAGCAAATGATGTTAGAGGATGGTGTAACTATTCTAGAGGCAGATTCATTTGAAGCAGAACAAGAAGTGTTTATCGTAACAGAAGATGAGCAAAAAATTCCATTGCCAATTGGCGAGTACAAAATGGAAAACGGATTTATGTTAACTGTAGAAGAAGAAGGTATTATCGCATCCTATATGGAAGCTGCTGCTGAAGAAGAAGTAGTTGAAGAAGCACCTGAAGAAGAAGTACCAGTTGAAGCAGAAGCAGAGGTTAAAACACCTAAACGTGTAATCGAATCAGTTACTAAAGAATCACATTTTTCAGCTGAAGAATTTGAAGCGTTAAAAGCTGAAGTGGTAGCACTTAAAGCACAATTAGAAAGTAAAGAAGAAGTAGTAGAGGAAAAAGTAGAATTAGAGGAAGTAAATCCTATCAACTACAATCCTGAAGTAGAAGCTACAAAAGTAAATTTCAAGTACGGACAAAACAGAGAGATGTCAACACTTGACCGAGTAATGAGTAAAATTAATTCTTAAAAATAAAAAATGGCAACAACAACATCAATTACAACAACTTACGCTGGCGAGTTCGCAGGTAAGTACGTAGCAGCAGCATTATTATCTGCTAACACAATTGACAAACAAGGTATCTCAGTAAAACCTAATGTTAAATTTAAAGAGGTTCTTAAAAGAATTTCAACAGACGATGTATTGAAAAACGCAACTTGTGATTTTGATGCAACATCTACAATTACTTTAACTGAAAGAATTTTACAACCAGAGGAGTTCCAAGTGAACTTGCAATTGTGTAAAAAAGATTTCCGTGCAGATTGGGAGGCTATCTCAATGGGTTATTCTGCATTCGATACTTTGCCTAAAACATTTGCTGATTTCTTAATCGGACACGTAGCAGCAAAAGTAGCAGCTAAAAACGAAACTAATATCTGGAGAGGTGTAACAGCTAACGCAGGAGAGTTTAACGGATTCGCAACATTATTAGCAGCAGACGCAGCGTTACCAACTGCAAACGAAGTAGCAGGTACAACAGTTACTGCAGCAAACGTAATCACTGAATTAGGTAAAATCGTAGACGCTATTCCTGCATCTTTGTACACTAACGAAGGATTGAGAATTTACGTATCTCAAAACATTGCTAAGGCTTACGTTCGTGCATTGGGTGGATTCGGAGCAAGTGGATTAGGTGCTAATGGTAAAGAGAATCAAGGTACAATGTGGTACACTAACGGAGAGTTAATGTTCGATGGTATCAAAATTTTCGTAGCAAATGGATTAGCTAACAACACAGCAATTTGTACAACTGTAGACAACCTTTACTTTGGTACAGGATTATTGGCAGACCATAACGAAGTTAAAGTTATTGATATGGCTGATATCGATGGTTCTCAAAATGTACGTGTAGTTATGCGTTTAACTGCAGGAGTTCAATACGCAGTTGTTGAAGATATCGTAACATACGGAATTGTTAACTCTGCTAACTAATTAGATTAATTAACTTAAAAGGGATGGTAGCCACGTTGCGCTATCCCTTTTTTAATACATAAAAATATGGCTTGTGATTTAGCAAATGGGCGTGTAGAGCCTTGTAAGGATTCAATCGGTGGGTTGGATGCTATCTACTTTGTAAACTTTGGTATCGAAGCATCAGACGTTAGCTATACGGCAGCAACAGATGAGATTTCAGATATTAACGGTGTTACATCTTTATACAAATATGAATTGAAAGGTACGAACTCCTTTGAGCAAACTATCCAAAGTTCACGTGAAAATGGTACTACTTTCTTTGAGCAAGTATTATCTATTGAGTTGAAAAAACAAGATTTAGCGACTACTAAAAACGTTAAATTGTTAGCTTATGGTAGACCACATATCGTAATTAGAAACAGAGCAGGGCAATTTAAAATTGCAGGTTTGTTTAGAGGTATGGATATGACTGCAGGGACTATCTCTGATGGTGTTGCTATGGGTGACTTCAACGGTTATAAATTGACGTTTACAGGTATGGAAAACGTACCTGCTAACTTCTTGGATTGTTCAACTGAAGCGGAATTAATAACTTTGTTTAGTGCTGCTACTATTGTAACTGCATAAGATTTCAATAAGTGTTAAAAGCCTATCATTAACTTGGTAGGCTTTTTTTTTGAAACAAAACAAGGTTTTTAAGGTTATATTAATATGCAGATATTAAGTAAAACTTCAGGTACAAAATCAATAGCGATAAGCCCACGTTCGGATGCTTATACAAGCGTAACGATATACAACGATTTAACAAATAAGATAGTGCCTATAACAGCAGTTTCAGTAGTATCTAATTCGTACTATAAAACTTTATCTTTTACTATTGCTAACGATTTACAAGATGAACACTTCTACTATTTAACAATGTACAACGGAACGAGCATAGTTTATAGAGATAAAATCTTTGTTACATCGCAACAGCCAGAAGTTTATACCGTAAATAAAGACGCTTATACATCGCATACTTCAAATAATGAATTTATAACAATATGAATAACGTACACGTTTTAAATCTTTCAGCATATAACCAACCTATAATTACGGAATCAAAGCGTGACAATTGGGTAGAGTATGGAGCTGATAACAATTACTATCAGTTTTTAATAGACAGATATACTAATTCTACGACAAATAACGCTATTATAAACAACGTATGTAGATTATTATACGGAAAAGGATTAAGTGCGTTAGATGCGAACAGAAAACCGAACGAATATGCACAAATGAAAGCATTGTTAAGCGATGAATGTTTGCGTAAATTGTTCATAGATAGAAAGATGTTAGGTCAATCTGCTATCCAAGTTCACTATAACGAGAAACACGATAAGATTTTAAAGGCTTTTCATATACCAGTAAACTTAATTCGTGCGGAAAAATGTAACGAAAACGGAGAAATTGAAGGTTACTACTACTCTGATAATTGGGAAGATACAAAGAAATTTGAGCCTAAAAGATTCTCTGCATTTGGTAGTTCTAAAGATAAGATTGAAATTCTATTTATACAGCCTTATTCGGTTGGAATGAAATACTACTCGCACGTAGACTATCACGGAGCATTACCATATGCAATGTTAGAGGAAGAAATTTCTAACTACTTAATTAACGAGGTACAAAATGGATTTTCCGGCACAAAAGTAGTTAACTTTAACAACGGAATACCTACAGAGGAGCAACAAGACGAAATATCACGCAGAGTATTAGGTAAGTTAACAGGTTCACGAGGGCAAAAAGTAATCGTAGCATTTAACGATAATGCAGAAAGCAAAACAACGGTAGACGATATTCCTTTAAACGATGCTGCAGACCAATATCAATTCTTAAGTGAGGAGTGTATGCGAAAAATTATGTTAGGGCATACGGTAACTTCGCCTTTAATTTTCGGTATTGCTACAAGTACAGGATTCAGTTCTAACGCAGATGAGTTGAAAAATTCTGTTGTATTGTTTGATAATATGGTTATTCGACCAATGCAAGACGAAATGTTAAGCGCAATTGAAAAGATATTAGCGTTTAACGGAATTAGCTTGAAATTATACTTTAAAACATTACAACCTTTAGAGTTTACAGACTTAGAGAACGCAACTAATAAAGAACAAGTAGCTGAAGAAACAGGAACGGAACTAAGCGCAGAAATTGAGTTAGACTCTGATGGTTTGGTAGCACTTGGCGAGGACTTAGATTTAGAAGGTTGGGTTTTAGTAGATGAACGAGATGTTGACTACGATTTAGAGGATGAATTAGATGAGCAATTGAAAAATTGGAAGCCTAAACAAAACTTGTTTCAAAAATTGGCGAGTGCGGTTAAAGCTATTCCTAATGCAAAGAGTTCGCAAGATAAAGTGGTAAACGATATTCAATGGAAAGTGCGCTATAAATACGCAGGAAATCCTAATCCAGAAAGAGCATTTTGTAAAACAATGATGAATGCTAATAAGATTTATCGAAAAGAGGATTTAGAGAACGTAAATTCTAATTCGGTAAATAAAGGTTTTGGGCATAATGGAGAGCCTTACAACGTTTTTCTATTCAAAGGAGGACCAAGATGCCGACATTCTTTTAAACGCCTTACATTCGCAAGTATTGAGGGTGCAGGAATTGACGTAACTAATCCAAACGCAAGAAAGATAGGCACAGATATAGCTTCTAAACGAGGATTTAAAGTAACTAATCCTTACCAAGTTAGCATACAACCTAACAACTTACCAAACAAAGGATTTCATCCTGCTAATAAAAACTTACCACAAGACGCAAGATAATGGCAGAAGCACTATTAATTACAAGAACAGATTTAGTTAAATATACTGCTGCAAATGGCAATATAGATACTGATAAATTTGTGCAATTCATTAAGATAGCACAAGATATACATATACAGAATTATTTAGGTACTAAACTTTTAGACAGGTTAAAATCTAACATTGTTTCAAATACTTTAAGTGG